ATCACTACGTCGAGGTAGCGCTCTTCGATAGCGGCAATCTCTTTGCCACCTTCGTTCAAACGAAACACACCGCCTTTGATGGAGATGCTCTTAGTGCCGCCACCAACTGCACCACCGGCTAGGGCTCGGGCAATAGGGGACAGGGCTGTGCGGTTCTTTGCAAACGCGGGGGCTTGGGATGGGTTGAATAGAGCTACATTGCTCATAGTTTTCTCCTGATTACTTAGTTGGTTTACGAACTGAAATGGCGTACTCTGTCATAGAGTTAAGCCCTGCGGGAACTAGACTGGGGTTCTCAGACAAGAACGTCGCCATGTTGGTCTGCGCAATACGCTTCTCCAACAAGTCCAACGCATCGTGTTCCTTGATGAACTCTTTAAAAGAGTCCCAGTCTTGTGTGTTGTAGCGTGTCTTGGTAGACAGCACTACTGTGCCTTGGTCTGTGCGTACACTTGATACGCCAAGCTTGAGCATCTGGTCTTTGAGCGCGATCTTCACAACGTCTTGCTGACGCTTGATGTCCTCGATCTCAGACTCATACTGAGTTGTTAACTCCTGTATGCGCGACTGCATCCTGCGGTACACCTTCGCCAACTTGTCCATTGGGACAGTGACGTCTGTCGGTGCTTCCTGAGGAGCAGTTTCCTCATCATCTATGTTTAACATTTACTTCTCCTTGAATTATTTTATTGTCAATGGTTTGACAGCATAGCACGACTGAATTGATTTGCAACTCCTTTCTTAAATATTTTTTACTTCACTGTCGAACATGCCGACAAGCAAAGCGTGATCGGAAACTTTTGTATTCATTGCCTTGAATAGCTTCTTCTCTATCGGGCTTGACTCAATGTGCACCACAGTGACTTTGTCAGAGTCCTGACCCTTGCGATCAGCGCGTGCAATACACTGTGTGTACATCTCAACAGACATTAGTGGGCCATAGAAGACAACTGTGTCAGCGGCAGTTAGGGTAATCCCGTGGGCTGTCGCTTGTGGTTGCAACACCAGTACGCGGATGTTGTCGGTAGTCTGAAAGTCGTTAATGATTTGCCCACGCTTGGTTGCAGACACGTCGCCATGAATCTGGTCAACGGCATAGCCATGCTTGGTTAGATACGTAACGATGGTGTCAATGCTAGAGCGGAACAGGGCGAAGATGATTACCTTGCGGCTTGTCTCTTCCAATACCTCCTCCAGTACCCCAAGGCGAGGCGCTGAGTCAAACTCAACAACTTCCTTCTCGTCTGTGTAGGCGGCACCACAACTGATTTGCAGTAGCTTGTTAACAGCAACGCCTGCGTTGACTGCGCTGATTGTTTCTCCGGCAGCTTGGAAAAGCATCTGCTCTTTGAGTAGCTTGTAATACTTAGCCTGCTGTGCTGTCATCGGTACTTCGCGTGTGACTGTGATGACTGGCGGCAAGTCGAGACATTGGTCTTTGGTGAAACGTATTGCAGGCTGTAGAGCCGCGAACACTAAGTCCTTGGCGTTAGCCTTAGGTGCCCACTTGAACATGCTGATCTTGTTCATGACCTTGTCGCGCCACGATGTTTGGAACTTAGGCACACCGCTTGGGTTAACAAACTTAGCCAGACCATACGCATCTACTGGCGACTGCGATGCAGGCGTACCCGTCATCATCCACAGGTACGTCTCAGGCTTGATGATTGATGCGAGTGTCTTCCACCTACGCGTTGATGGGTTCTTGTATGCGTTGGCCTCATCGACAATCACTAAGTCGAACCTACCATCTGCGTTTATCTCAGATGCGATTAAGTTGAGGCCGTCATAGTTGGCAATCACAATCTCATAGTCTTGCTGAATCATTTCAATACGCCGACTAGCTTGAGCATGGTGCGCGACGATGGCACTTCTATGTATCACGCTTCGGTTGATGTCACCCATCCATGCGCTGTGCATGATGGACAAGGGGCAGAGAATAAGTATGCGACGAACCTCGCCACGATTCATCAAGAAGTCAGCCGCCCATAGCGCAGACAAAGTCTTGCCGGTGCCGGGGTCATTAAAGCAGAACGCTCTGCGGTTCATTGTGAGGAAAGCCGCTGTCTCTATTTGGTGAGCCATTGGTATAAACTTTCCCGGCCAGTCGTAGCGCCTAGTGATAGGCGACGGCACATCCTTCACACCAAGGTTGCGTAGTACCCTTGCTTCATCTAAGCCCCAGTACACAGCGACTTCAAAGATACCATCCGTTTCAGACAGCACCTTATGCTTTGGAATGATTGCGTACTTGTTTGGGTTGCGCGTGCGCAGTACGAGCGCTTTGTCGTCAACGATTTGCATTTGTTTTGTCCCATAATCTGTAGTAGTTTGTGCGTTCGTCGGTGGAAAAGCTGTTTACTACTTCTTGAGTAACCAGTCCTCTATCACTTAGCTCTTGCACAACATCTGCAATGTCTTCAGCGCGTATATCGTACATAAGACTGGCGGTCACAAGTTTTTCACCAAACCGCGCTAGCCATAGATTGCTCAACACTTCTGTGGGGACGTCTTCGAGTCCGGTCAATCGTTTCTGATTTACTTTTATATTTCCTAGCGTTGCTCGCGGGTCAGTCCAACCCATTTCATAACGATCAGTAGCTTTATATTTCAGCGTGCTCATGCGTCCTCCTTCAACCTAGACCATGGCGTTGTGTCTGAGTGATGGTTTAGTTCTTCCATCTTTTTATTTGTGTGCAGGCGTGCGGATGCGTCAGACCAAAAGTCTTCTTCTATCTCCGACACATCTACCCACGTATCTCCGTACTTGGCACGCCACAAGTTGACTAGCTCAGACAGCGGTATGGAATACACAGGGTCGTTGTTAGGGTTGAACGCCGTCATGGTTACTGTCGGGGCGCTTTGCATCATCTTTACGTAGTCGACTAAGGGCATTCCCATCTGATTTGCAACAGCAATCTGTGACGGGTTTAGCGTCAGCATATTTTTTACTTTTCCCATTTGCTTCTCCTTGATTTATTTTGGATTACGACACACATATTTAGAGCGGTCGGTTAGGAAGTGAATCTCAAGTTCACCTTCTCTTCTCATTCGGTCGTACGCGTCTTTGTAGAATGGGTCTTCTGTTACTTCCACCAGATCAACCCATTCATGTCCCCAACGCGCTACCCAGAGATCGATAAGTCTTGCAGTAGGTATATCACTTAATAGAGTGGTCTGACTTTCTTGCATACGAACGGTTTGCGCTCGCGTCTTTGACGCGGAGATTCGAGCGTACGGTTTTTCCACCTTTGGATAATGCTTTCTTGTGATCGACATCTTTGCCGTCTCCTTTATGTACTAGCCCTTCCTTCTCCATAATTGCTCGGGCTTTGTTTCGTGCGGCACGTTTCTTCTTGACCATCGGGGTGCCGTCATACTGTTCGTACTCTTTTGCGTACGGGCGGGGTTTGTTTACGTAAGGCATGTTAGTTCCTATCTTGCTTGGTTAACTTTTGAGACCGCCTTCAAGCTGTCCACAACTCTGGCGGGTTGATCTTTATCCATCTTGATGCGCATCACATCGTGTGCAAGGCGCAACGCCATAATCGTCGCACATTCTGGGTGAAACCACAACGATACGTAACCCTCAATGTGATCGTGAATATTTGCCACTCGCGGGTCTTTGCTTTGCGTTAATACGCCGTGATCTGAGTGCTCGATGGCGGATTGGTCTTCTCGTATTTCTCCATGGCAGATGTGGCAAAGACATGGAGTCATTGTGAATTCGTTTGCGGGATGTACAGCCATTTGTTTCTCCTAGTGTTTCTTGTTGAACTCGCAGGTTTTTACTGGACACCACCCGCATAGAGGTGTTTGATTTGGGTTCCATACGTCATTGGCAAAGCTAGCTTCAAGCCGCGCTGTGCGCTCACGATAGTCCCACCAGTGTTTGTCAGCGTCTTCTCGCGCCATCGACATCTTGACCATGTCGTTCTTGACAATGAATAGCAGAGCAGAGTTAACTTTGCGGATGTGTGGGAAGTGGGCAAACACCATGAGCGACATGAGAACTAACTGATCTCTATCAGGATACTTGTTGTTGCCAGTCTTCCAGTCACCCACCCAAGCGGTCAGGTTGTCGTCGTCAATGACCAAGATGTCAGCAATGCCGCGCACCCATACGTCTTTGTCTTTCCAACCAGTAGGCTTGAGGTCGACAGTCAGCGCCATCTCAAACTCTGCGAGCTTGCGCCCATTCTTCTTCAGCATGGCGTCCAC